CAAAAACTCCAGCGCCTGCTGCGCAACTTGTCTTAGTTCAGTCATGTCTCCTCCTTGATGTTGTGGGCGGCTTCAATGGCACGGGCAAACTCCATCAGAGGTCCGTCGTATTCGGACGGTATCTGGCTTGGCATCATGTTGCCGATTGTGGTTGCGGTCAGCGGCTTGCGCTGTGCTGCTTTCTTGCCGTCGGCAAAACCTCGCTGGTACACAATCGACAGCGTGTCGGCAGCATCGTCCAGCTTGGCTTGCGCTGCTTGGCGCTTTGATTCAAAGCCTGTCATCACATCCCCTCATCGGCCAAGAACTCGGCCAAGATTAAAAGAAATAATTGTTTCTGATTAGCAGTTGCGTTCCAGCAATAACTAAATTCATTTGACCGTGATAAGTAATCGTCAATCGCGGCAAGGCCGTAGTGACCTAGTACGTCGTGTAGGTACGCCTTTTTCGCGATGTTCTCTGCGGCTTTGCGTACCTCCGTGCTGATCGGGCCGTAAGCCAAGTGTTCGTCTGCCGGGTGGATGCGGTAGTTGAACTTTGGAATAAAATGGATACCACCAACGCCGCTCCATACTCCTTTCCATTCCGCTTCAATCCTCGCCCCACGGGCGGCAGCAAATAACAGGCGGCTCATGTCAAATACCCCGCAAAAAAGGACAGCGCCACTAGCGCCACCAGCGCGAGGACAATCGCCAAGGCGGTGTCGAGCCAGCCGTAGGCAAATAAATCTTCAACATCGTCGTCTTTCATTTCAGTTCTCCTTTAGCTATAGCGGCACGGGCAATCATGTTCCCGTCGCTGTTGCCGTAGTGTTCGCCGTTCCCCAGTCGTGCCAGCTTCTCCAACGCCGCTACCAACTCCTGATTCACCTCATGCAACCGACGCAGTTCTGCAGCGGCTTTGCACATTCCTGTGTAGCTGATTTCTCCGCAATCAAGTCGATCAGCCAGCCGCAGGGCTTCTGGATGTGTCATGCTTCCCTCGCTTTCAGCATGGCGTCTGCCATTTCGTATGCGCGTTTAGCCGTCACATCAAAATTGTCGGAATGTACGCCTCCAACCAATTCCGACTGCATAGCCTTCGCCGCGAAGTAATCCCTCAAGGTCATGCCTTCGCTGTAGCCCGTGGACATTGGCACAATCGCGCCGTAATTGGAAGTGGGATAAGCTGGGCCTCCTGTGTTTGTTGTCATGTCCGATTCCCCCTGCTAGGCAGACTAAACGCTTTCAGACTTCCTGCCCGTGGAACCTGCCGCATACTGTCGCCGTCACCCGAACGGTACACTGGTCGCTGCCACAAGTCGTTCTCAGCCTGTTTAACTTCGCCGGGTTGCTTCTGCCTCTCCACGTACTCGCCCATGATTACCTTGGTCTTCTTCTGCAACTCTATGCTTGCGGGGCGCACCATGTGGGTTGGTGTGCGGTTTACTTTGATTTCGTCCAATATGCTCATGTTTGTTTCTCCGCGTCTGCTAAAAATTTACGTAACCGTTTGATTCGGGCGTCCTCATAAGACACCACGCTGTTGGCGTACTCCACAGCACTCTGGGCCTCCAGGCGGTGCAGCTCAGCATCAGCCAGTTCAGCAGCCGCCATCTCCACAGGCGTCAGGCGCCTGATGATTCGTTTTAGTTGTTGCGTAATGCTCACGGTCTTTTTCCTTCTTTCATTATTTCCATCCGCTCTCGGTTAGTCCGCAGTGTGCAGTAGCGTTGGTGAATTCGCTCCAGCATGGACACCCTACGGTGTTGGGTGCGCTCCTCATCCAGCAGGGCCAACAGGTCGGCCTCGCTATAAGAGTTCAGCTCAATTTGAAATTTGCGCCAGCTCAGCAATTCGTCTCTCCAGATCAGCAATGTGTGCTGTAACTTTGTTGTAGGCCCGAGCCGCGCTGTTGTGCGTCCGGGTGCGTATCGCAAGCTCAGCCTGGGCTGCTCTAAGTCTTGCTCTAAGTTGTGTGATTCGATTCACTTTAATGCCTCCAGTGCAATGTCAGAAATAGCGCGTTTATCATGGAGCGCCGTCCATATCTTTTCGTCTACCGTTTTGTTCGCCACCATGACGTAACACCACACATCGTGCCGCTGGCCGCTGCGGTGCAGGCGCCCAATAGTCTGTTCGTACAGTTCCAGCGACCAGGGCAGCGACAAGAAGATGATCTTGCTGCCGCCATGCTGAAGGTTCAGGCCGTGGCCTGCTGACTTAGGGTGCGCCAGCAGCAGCTCGACCTTGCCTGCGTTCCATCGTTCGATGGCGTTTGGTTCGTCCAGCGTCACGGCGCGGGGATACCGCCGCTTCAGTTCAGCCAGCTCCTCCCGGTAGGTGTAGGCGATGATGGTGTTGGCGTGTTGGTTTTCGGCCAGTAGGTCGTCTAGGGCGTCGAACTTGGAAGTGTCAAACCAGACGGTCGAGTCGCCGTACACGAACCCGGACGCCATCTGTTGCAGTTTGGCCGTGACTACGCCAGCGTTGACGGCCACCGCCTGGGCGTCGGGGAACTGCGCCACAAACTCCTTTTTCATCTGGTCGTAGGGTTTGCGGTCAACAAGGTCAAACCGCACCGGCACAGTGTGCAACTCAGGCAGCTTGTCCTTGTACTCGCCCGGCTCCAGCACGAACGTGGCTGGCTTGATACGCTCCATGACCTTCTCAAGCGCGCCTGGGCGCGGCTCCCATTGGTTGAACTCTTTGTTGACCAGGTAGAAGTACTGCTGCTGGAACGCGCCCTTGGCCCGGCCCAGCAGCGACTGATCGACAATCTTGCACTGGCCGAACACGTCCTCCAGGCCGTTGCTGGTGAACGAACCTGTCAGCCCCCACCGTACTTGGCAGGTCAGCATCTTGTTGAGCGCCTTGAACCTGGCGCCGCTAGGGTTCTTGAGCCGGGTCAGTTCGTCAAATACGATTCCGTCAAAGCTCAGAGAGGGCAGGGACTGCAAATTGTCGTAGTTGGTCACTACCACATCACAGTCAGATTTAAACGCAGCCTCGCGCTGTTTAGGCGTCCCTACGGCCACACTAATACGCAGCCCCGGCGCCCACAGCCGGGCCTCGGTCGGCCAGACGCTGACGGCCACCCGTTTAGGGGCCAGCACTAGGAACCGGCTGACATGACCCGCGCTCAGCATGGCCTGCATAGCCGTCAGGGCGATGGCGGTCTTGCCTGCGCCGACCGGCGCCAGTATCATGGCGCGGTCGTTCTCGTACAGGAAGTCAACTGCCTGTTCTTGATAGGGGCGAAGGTTCATGCTGCCTTACGCCCAATCAACCACGCCCACAAAGCGCCGCCAGCAACCTTGGCCACAAATTGCATGACAACGATGTGAGGCATCAGCGCGCCAAACGCGATGGTTGGAAATAGCAGGCTATCAACGGCAGCGCCGGTCATGTTGCTGCCATTGGCGCGAAACATCCACGACCCACGCAAACGCGCAAATGTGCCCCAGTCTACAAGCGCTGCTGCGGTAAACGCACACGCTGATGCAACGGCAATCTGACCTGCGGCGGGGTTAAAAATGTACGTTAGCGCGCCTGTCGCGGAAATAAGCGCGCCCATTTGCCAAATGCGAAGGCGAACATGTAGCCAGTCACGTAGGGCTAGGTCTAAGCCGATCAAAAAGAACGCGTTGATTGGGCTTATAGCGGGTCCAAACGCAGTCACGCTAAGGTTGGCAAGCGTCATTGCTATGGCGTAAGCGGAAATTGCGATAGTGAGGTTCATGGTCTTGTCGTTTCTATAGTGACGCCGTGGTGGTCAGCGATGAGGGTTTGTTTTCCACCAAATCTTTCATGCAGCTCTTCAGCGATCAACTCATGGAAGCCACTGTCGTATCGTTTGAATTGCTCAAGAATTTGTTCTACAGGGATTATTTCTTCAGTGGTGATTTGCAATTGGTACTTGACGCGTACGTTGTTGATGGGACATGTGCAGAAAAATTCAGCCTTGTATGTGTTCATAAGTTGATGGTGCGTTGTGTGACTCAATGCGTGACCGCATGACTTGCGCTCGCGCTTCCTTGGTTGGTGGCAGGTAGTTCCCCTTCGCCCAGTTCTTGTCAATGCCGACGTTGCGGCCAATGTTGGTCGAGTCGGCGCTTGCAAACGGGAGCCGCGTAAACACTTTGGGGTTCAGCATTCGAAGACCGTGCATTTTGACCAACGGGCGCCCTTGCTGGTCACAGACCACGCGCATTGCTTGATCAATTCGCGCCCACCACGCGTCGTTTCCTACTGTGGCGTATTGCCCGCTGCTACCAAGGCAAACCCGTAAGTAGGTTGCGGCCATTCGCTCTAGCCTATCTAATGATTCGTGCATGTGCCACACCGGCGCGCCAAAAGCGGCGCCCAGCGGCCACTCGTCCAACAGCGCGTCATTGGCATCCTCATCGCCGTCAATAACGTCCGGGATGACAGCGAAGTCACAAGACGGGATGCGTCTGCACGACTCGGCCCACTCATAGAACGGGCGCCAGTCGGTAACGGGTCGGCCAGCTTTCCACGCGGAAAAAGCGCCGTTGTCAACCGCAAATGATTGGCACACTTCTACAGCTATGCCTAGTTGGTCTGAATGGGCAAAACTAACAAACGCGTGTCCTGCATCAACAGCTTTTGCCGCAGCAGTTGCTGGCGTTATGGGTAGCCCGTGGTAATGAATCATTTTTTAGATTCCAACTCAAACAGGAAGTCAACTGCCTGTTCTTGGTAGGGTCGTAAATTCATCTACTTGTTCCTTTGTCCACAGCACACAGTACCGTTGGTTCAGCCGCGCCATGTCGGCGGCAAAGACTTTCTGTAGCGCGGACAGCCGACCGCCGACGGTCTTAACTTCCACGAACCACACCACGCCGCCGGGCAGCACCACGATGCGGTCAGCTACGCCGCCGTGGCCGCGCCACTTGTAGGCTATGCCGCCGAGTGCTTTGACGCGCTTGACAAGGTAGGCTTCAATGTGTTTTTCCATGTATTGAACTTTATCACAGAAAAAAAGTTTTGCACAAAATTATTTTTGTGCTACTATTCGTTCACCCAATCCGGGTAACAACGAAAGTAGAGTCCATGAAAACAGCTATTAAGATGTATGTGTACTTCTCAAAGTACTCATTTGACAAGGTGGGGACGTTTGCCGCCTACAGTTTTCGCACACCAGACACGGCTAACCTGACCTTGGTTTGCGAACAAGACATTGAGTTCGACGTGCCCGAAAACTACGACCCCACCGCCCAGAAGATCGCCGCGCTGCAAGCCCAAAAAGCAAAGGTGCAAGAAGACTTCGACAAGTCCGTGTTCCAAATCAACGAACTCATCAGCAAACTGCAAGCCTTGGAGTACACCAGTGAACCACAGTAAGATCGTCGGCGGCTCGACCGCCAAGCGCGTGATAGCCTGCCCCGGCAGTGTGGCCCTAGTGGCGCAGATGCCGCCGCAGGTGGAGAACAAGTACATGGCCGAGGGTACGGCCCTGCACTCAGCCATCGACTACCTGGTCAACGACGGTGACGCCAGCCCCTACAGCCTGCTCGACAAGAACTTCAACGGTGTGGCGCTGAGCGAAGACCATTGCGAGAAGCTGAAGTCGGCACTGGCGCTGCTGAACGAAGTTGACCCTGCGGAGGAGATGAACTTCGCCACAGAGACGCGCGTCGGCTTTGGCGACTTGCTGCCGGGCGTGTTCGGCTCGACCGACCTGATTGGCCGCATAGGCAACCGGGCCATCGTGCTGGACTGGAAGTTTGGCGACGGTGTGATCGTGGACGCCGAGGAGAACGCGCAGCTTATGTTCTACGCTGCTGCCGCCATGCGGACGCAAGAGTCGGCATGGGCGTTTGATGGCGCCACTGAGGTGGAGTGCGTCATCATCCAGCCGCCGATGGTGCGGCGTTGGGTGACCACACCCGAGCGCATCAGGCAGTTCGAGCGTGAGCTGGTGCAGGCCGTCAAGCAGTCGGCCCTGCCTGACGCGCAGCTAATGGTGGGCGACCACTGCCGGTTCTGCCCAGCCAAGCCCATCTGCCCAAACATGACGGGCGCCGTTGACCGGGCCATTGCCGTCAAGATAGACAAGCTCGACAAGAACTTGATCAGCGACTACCTCAAGAACGCCGACCTGCTGGAGACGTGGATATCCAGCCTGCGGGAGCTGGCGCTCTCCATGATGGAGTCGGGTGCTAAACTGCCAGATTACAAACTGGTCGCCAAACGTGCGATCAGACAGTGGACCGACGAGGACAAGGCCAAGGTCGCCCTGTTCGCGTTGGGCCTTGAAGAATCTGAAGTGATGGAGACATCCATCATGTCGCCAGCGAAGGTTGAGAAGGTGCTGAAAAAGCGCAAGCTCGCCCTGCCTGTCGATGTGGTCGTCGCCATCAGTTCGGGTAACACCTTGGCAAGCGAGGATGACCCTCGCCCCGAGGTGCT